TCCAAGTCACTCGATTGAGTGAAAAATATAATTCTATATTTTTGTTTATTACCCTTTTCATCGGTTAATTTAGGTAGAATAGATTTATAGCCATCTATAAGTTGTTTTGCTATTGTAGATTTACCACTGCCTGAAACACCACTAATAAAAATAGCACTTCGTTGTTTTGATTTTTTTGTTAAATATGGGATTGGAGTACAATTTTCAACTATTAATTCTTTCGTAGTCCCAGTCCCAGTATCATTCTTCTTTGGAGACCAGCTTATAATAAGGCCATTTTCATCCTTAGCTATAGGGATATTATCATTAGGTATGGAACTCTGTTCCCCTGCGGATTTATTTTTTGTTTTTGATAAACTCATATTTAATTAAGTGAATATTTTTTATTCTAAACTAATTGCATTATACAAATGAATGTCTTATCTGCTCCAGAAGAACCAATCGGTATTGGGCTTGTTGTGTTTTGATAGGCATATAATTGAAGGTAATAAGTTATATCTGTAATATTCAAAATATAACTGGCCGTATTTCTAACTCTATCACTAGAACCATTTCCTGACTGGACATTAGCCTGTTCTACAACTCCACCTGAGCTATTATATAGCGTATAACCCTGATTAGCCACATTTATAGCTGGGATGCTTCCGTTGAAGCATAAATTTGAACTTACCTGATAATAACCCACATAAGGAAAATATATTTTAGCCCGTGTTGTAGCATTTGTATCATCTATAATTGGAGTCCATTTGTTTGAAAAAGAATAAATTGGGTCCCATCCTAATTGTAATAGACCGCCTGCTCCAACGGCTGGAATTGACTGTGAGCCTTTTGCTAAAATTTTAACCAAAGTCGGTCCTTCAGAGCCATAACCGTCATCTATTTGTTGTATTAAACTATATACATCATGTATCATTTATATTTATAAATAAATATAAATGTATAATAAATTAAGAATTAATTCTAAATTAAGAATAAATTCAGGAACAGGATTTAATAACTATTTATCATCCAGTTGAATGTACTTGGTGTGAATATAACATTATTCCCGTGTGAATGTAAAATACCAACATGATAAGTATCATTGTTGGATGGTATATCCATAAATGATAAACTAACATTAGTTTGATGGTTATTATCAACCGAATGTCTTATTCTACTGTCAAATAAAATGGTTCCACCTGTTATTTTCTCTAAGGTAAAAGTAGCATTTTTATAAACAATCCAAGTTGTTATACAGGTTGTATCAGATAAATAGGATATGTTAATATTATGCTGTGAATTTTTGGTGGCTGTAACACCCACATATTTACATGACATATAATTTCCATTTATGTTAAATAAATTAACATCTCCCTTAAATAGGGTAGATGTTAAGCCTACTCTAAAATAGGATGAACCTGCTGTGACTGTAGTTATAGTTGAGTTTTCAACTGAAACATTACTATAATAAACATTAAAAAAATTGACCTTTGGTATAGGCAACCAACTGGTACCATTATATAAAGTCATATTATTTAGAGATGTATCGTAAATAGTTAGACCTGCTACTGGGGTTGTAATAGAAGATGTTGTAGTTCGGGGTAGGAGAAGGCCTTTTGTTGTTGAGGTTATATCTAATATAGCTGAACTACTTGGTGCTGTAGTTCCAATCCCAACAGTTCCATTGTACTGAATGCGCATCTTCTCTGAAAACTCAGGTGATGTATTCCCAGAATTAGGGCCTGTCGTATAAAACATAATATTGGTAGCGCCTTGTTCTGAGGTAACATAAGAGCCAAATGGATGATATGCCATACTTATAGCTGATAAATTTCTTTGTAGGGTACCCGAACCGGAAAATCTATTTTCCTGATCTGAATTAAATATCAAATGAATACCTCTATTATATTCTTGGCTGGCAGAGCCATAGTTTCGTGTATCTTGCATAACAATACTCATAGGTGGTATATTTGTAGATGAAACAATATCATTTATACCAGATGAAGAACCTGAACCTACATAAGCCAAATGTAGCTTAGAAATAGGTGTATTCGTTCCTAAACCAAATCTTACATTAGTAGAATCATAAAAAACATTGGCATTAGATTGAGCTAATTCTCCAGTGGAATTAGCATATACAATTGAGCCTAATGTTAATGCTGAACTCAAAGTAGATAATATTTTTTCAGAACCATCCTCTCCCACCTTCCATTTGTCATCTGATTCATCGAAGATTAATCGTTGATTTGTTAGAGCTCCTCTTTCTACCTCCAGACCGGATTTTTCTAAGCTACTACCTGTACCTGTTTTATTTATAATTATGATTGGGTCTTCTAGTTCGACCGTGGTAGTATTCAAAACAGTTGTTTCACCATTGACTGTTAAATCGCCTTCCACAATTAAATCGTTATATCTTGCGTTTAATGGGCTGGTATAGCCTTCATTTATTATATTTAGTAAATGATATACATCATCTATAGGATTTGTCATTTATTATAAACAAAATAATTTAATTTTTGTATATTTAATTAAACAAAATTAAATTATTTATAATAATAAATGATCCAAACATTTAAATCATTCCAACGATACAACGCTATTCAACAAAAAAATCTTCAATTAAAAAATAGACCTGATTTTACGCAAGAAGAATATCTCACATCAGTAAATAAACTCAATATCATACTCAATTCGTTAAAATTAGATCCTCCTGAAACTCAACCTGAGGGGGACTTCGTCCAAACTCAACCTGAGGGGGACTTCGTCCAAACTCAACCTGAGGGGGACTTCGTCCAAACTCAACCTGAGGGGGACTTCGTCCAAACTCAGCCTGAGGGGGACTTCGTCCAAACTCAGCCTGATGAACCTAAAACACCCCGAAAGAGAAGAACGAAAAAAGAAATAGAATTGGATTTAGAACATATATCACAAAAACAAAAAGATTATGTTCCAGTAGAACATCAGCCTCCTTCTAAGCCTATAAAACCAATGAAACCAAAACCACCAGCAAAGATTATAGTTTCAAATATAGCAGTAGTACGACAAAAATAATTTAAATTTAAATTTTAATTCTATAATAAAATGACATATCTTGACACTGATATAAAAGAAAAAATTGATATACCATTAAATGCTGAGCTCTTAAAAGCTCAACCGTTTGGAGATACAAATACACCATTTAAGGTTATAAACTACTTGGATTTAAATAAATTCTTTCGAATAGAAGATGTATGCGGTTCATTCGGAGTTATCTTATACACCCCAATATCAACCAGAAATACAGGCCACTATGCAGCCTTATGGATCAATCATAGTAAAAATGAATTGAACTATTTTTGTAGTTATGGGTACAATCTACAATTTACAATTCAACGAAGTAATTATATGTTAGCGTCTTCAGAAGAAGATGAAGATTATCTATTACGATTAGTTAGAGATTATATTTCAAGAGGAGGCTCTTTCGTGGCCAATTATAAACGATATCAAAACTTGGCGCAAGAAGTAAGCACATGTGGTAGATATTCTATGGTAAGGTTACTAAAACGTGATATGACAAATAAAGAATTTGATAAATGGTTTTATTTAAAAAAGGGTTATACATTAACCAACGATGAACTAATAACATTATTAACTTTTCTAATTTAATTAATAAAATAAGTATTTTATTTTATTTGTTATAATAAATAATTATGTCCCGTGATTTATTTAATAAACTAATTCGTGAATACAGACCAAACCTATCAATATCATCTCTCGTTCAATATACCAATGTTCTAATCAACCTGTTTAAAGATATCCATACAAAAGAAGATTTAATTAAAGCGATTGAAAAAGATAATTTAGATAAAATTCTAAAATCAATAAATGACCTACATACCAGTCCATCATCTAAATGTTTTAAATATAACTCTTTAATTTCTATATTCAAAGGTCTTATAGGCGAAGATGATGAAAGATTTGTTCTTGTTTCTAAGCTAAGAGATGAGTGTAATAAAAAATATATAGATAATTTAAGTGAGCCAGTAGTTAAGGGCTCTATCATTTCAAATGATGAATATAAATCTATGTTGGATAAATGGAAACCAGAAATAGATACATTACTTCAAGCCGAAAAACACACTAAAACTCAATTCTTTGATATTCAAAGTTATTATATAGCTCTAATTTATTTTCATAACGCATTTAGAGCTGATATCAGTCCTACGAATGTGATATTTACAAAATCACTACCTGAAGATAATACAAAAAACTATATTCATATATTTAATAGAAAAATGTTTTTCGTGATGAGAGCTTATAAAACAGCTTCCACATATGGTGAAAAAATTATACCTATTACAGACAAGGAATTTATAAAAGAATTAAATACTTATATTGCTTTCCTAATTAAATATAACGGTCGTAGAAATAGCCTACGTTTGTTCTCTAATAAATCAAACTCTGATTATCTGGATACGAATAATTTATCCACTTTGTTCTCTAATATATTTAAAAGTAGATTAGGAAAACCATTCTCTATAACAATGAATAGGAAGCGAATGGTATCAGATAACGTAGATGTTGCCAAATATGTTGAAGCTAAAGAGAAGGTTGAAAATCTCGCTGATGGTATGATGAACTCAGTTGCCACACAACAAGCTGTTTATAATGTGAATATCAAAAAAGGTAGAAAGAAAAAAGAATAGTTATTATAACTAATTAGTTAAAATAATTATATAAAATATAAGATTTTGTTATATAAGTAAAAGAAATAAGTAAAATTTATAACAAAAAAGTCTAAATAAAGGCATATTTAAACTATAAATTTAAATTTATACTTGATTTATGGTATTATTTAGCTAAATTAGTTAAATAATTCATTTATATAATCTTATTTATATAACTATTCATTTAATTTACTATTTTTGGTTATACTTTTTGATAAAAATACAAATTTTAGTTAAACAGGTACCACTTTACTACGTTTTTTTTTTGGTTTATCAACTACTACAATATTGCCTTGCATCAGGGCCAAAACTGCTTCATGTTCTTTTGTTCCTTTTTTTGGAATAGAATAGGTTGCTTTGTCTTTGTTCCATTCTTTTAATGCTACTAACCAAGGTGAAGGCTTACCTGTAGCTCGTTTTGAAACAACTTCTCCATTCATCACTTTTTTGAGGTTAGAACGTAGCTCTTCTTTTGGCATTTTTGAGTATCCAATTAAGTTCTTCTTATATAATTTATTATTCCGAATAACATCCATCATCTGTTTCTTATTCATAGTATCTACATCCATTGTTTTATATATAGAAAGTTTTTTATTTTTATTTTTATTTACACCAGAACCAACATCAGATTTTTGTTCTGTTTCAACTGGTTGAGTTTCTGGTTTAACTTCTGGTTTAATCATCGCCTCAACTGGTTTGACTAGTGTATCAATTGGTTTTGAACTACTCCAACTCGTTTTTCGAGGGCCGGTTTGAACCGCAATCGTTGTCTTTTGTGGTTCATCTTCTTTCGGTAGAAAGTTAGCCATAGAGTGCCTATCCAATTTAGAACTTTCAACAGACGTATAAGTTCCATTCAAAAACCGAGATGTTAGAGAAATAGGGTCGCCTGCCACTCTGAATATATTTATCTTCTTTGAAACTTTTTTATAGTAATTTATTCCGAGAAATTTACCGATCTTCATAGCCAGACCTTTCTTAACAGTATCGACTGATGATCCAGCATTATAGAGATAAATACTATCTATTTTGTCTGGGTTGTCTAGTAGTAATTGTAATGCCAGTGATGACCCCAACGAGTGACCTGCTATAACATACTTAATTTTAATTAAACTCTTGCCTACATATGGTCCATTTTTAGCATATAATTTATTTAATAAATTACTAATATCTTTGTATCGTTTTGAAGCCTTAAGTGTTCCTGTAGCAACAGCCACATCCGTGGCTAAATCTGATATATTTTTTGGGTCAGTACCTCTTATAGCCATAACAATCGTTTTTTGGTCAGATGACCTATAAACAACAGCATTAATTTGTGAAAACTCTTTATCTTTTGAAAACCCTTCTATTATATCAGCTGCATCAGACCTTTTATATGCCTCATTAGCTAATTTTGAATATAAAGCTGATTCGCCTGTAAGAGCTTTTACCTTCTTATCGGCCTTAAATGGCTTTACGAATACGTCATGTAGCAGACCTGACCCTTCTGTAGGTTGAATTGGTTTAGATATTTGTTTCTTAACACGTGGTTTTTTAATCTTATCATTCATATTCATATTTATTATATGAAATATATATAATTTATAAAATGATATTTTATTATTGATAAATTATAACTTCTACCAAAACAATGACAAATATTGATGAGAGATATAAAAAAGCAAAGATATATAAGCTTACGACAGGCTTAACTACAGATGTCTATATTGGTTCAACTATACTAAAATTAAATGACCGATTAGACAGACATAAAAGCCATTATAAAAGATTTATTAAAGGAGAAAGCGGTGGTTGTAGTTCATTTCGGTTATTAGAGAAAGGGTTAGATGATGTTGAAATGCAGCTCGTTGAAGATTATAATTGTAATTGTAGAAGAGAGTTAGAAATTAGAGAACGTTATTGGATTGAGAATACGGTCAATTGTATTAATAAATTTATTCCTACTAGAACTGGGAGGGAATGGCATCAGGCCCATAGGGAAAAAATGAAAGAATATCGTCAGGAAAATAAACAGACTATTAGAGAAAAAGCTAAAGTTAAAACAAAATGCGAGTGTGGATCTGTTATTACAAAAAGTCATTTACAACAGCATAAAAAAACAAAAAAACATACTAACTATATTGCTACTCAGATTACTGAAAACATTACTCAACTTAAAATTTAATAATAATATTATTAAATTCATTCGGGCTTATCTGTCATCATACCAGTTGCTGATGCCTCAAATATTTCTCTTAATTCTACTATAAGCTTATCATAGGTCTCATCATCAATATTTGAATATTGACCTTTATCCCCTATTCCTTTTATGGCTAATTTAATCATATCATTGGCCTCTTCATATTTTTGCATTTTGAGACAGATTTTACCCATTAAGAAATATCGTTCAAATTCATAAACGTATTTATCACAGCCAGCGCCTTCAAACTCCTTTGTAAAGAGGCAAACACATGCGAGAGCATAAGAAAATAGTAATCTATCATTATCAAAATAAAATTTTACTAAATAAATCAACCCTTCGATACGCTCATATAATGTGTATGATTTCATAAGGTAAGGTAATGATTTATCAAAATCTTTTAAATTTATAAGATATATTTCACCCAATCTTAGGGTTGAAACGAATTTAATATTAATAGGGTGTTCATCTTTATGAACATCGGCTAATTTTAAAAGTTCTTTTAAGGCAAATTCATAGTTTTTATCATCAACAGCATCATTGATAATTTGAAATGTTTCAACATAATCATTCATTTATATATAATAAATATAAATTTTATTACTTAAATAATTTAGTTAAGTAATAAAATTATATATGTTGTATTGTGAAATTTGTAATAAAAAATATCATAAATGTTGCTGGGATGACCATCTTAAGTCTAAAACGCATATGAACTATCTAAATTTTCATAACCCTAATAAATTAGTAGGTATGAATAGCTTTGTATATTTATGTGAGAGTTGTAATGTTGTTGTTCGAGTAAATAGTAAATATTCTCATGAACGAACAAAAATTCATTTGCGTTTAGTTTGAAATTAGCTCACGACGAATAAATTTTACTAACATACTAAATTTGGAATATGGCCCAATAAGAGCTGGTTCTACACTTCCATCATTGTATTCAATGAAGATGCTAAAGTTGAGGTCGGCTATAGGTGTATCACCAATCAAATCATAAACACGCTCAATAGATGCTGAAAACTCAAAAACATCTTTCTTTGTATCCGTATTAACATTGATAGACATAACCACTTGTGTTTGGGATGCTAGTGAGTATTCACCAGATACAGGTAATGTATTACTTCTAATTTGAATAGTTTTAATATTTGTTAATTTGTATAAGGTAGAAGCTGGCTGATTATACGTAAAGAAGCTATTACTTGTCATCGGATTAGATAGCAATACCTGCGGCAATTTAAGCTTGTAAAACCCATCACCACCGTTATATGTCGGAAATCCAAGTAGGTTATTCAGCTTTGGTGTGAATGCTAAATAATTATTTCCATAGTAATAACTCTCATGAATTTTGAGCTGTAAAATATCGGTTTGTGTATCATCTACACCTAATAAAATTGGAAATTGGACGATACCCAAATCATTTGAGGTTCCTACAGACCCTTGTTTTGGTAAAAAAAAGCAATCTAGTGTGTAAGTAATGGTCTGATCGAAGCCATGCCCCAGGGTCTCCCAGCCCATACTTTCAAATCGTAATTTCCAAGTTCCCAATTGGCTCGTGTTTGTTATAAATTTTAGAAAACTTTCTTTAGGATTGTAAGATCCAGAAGCTAACGATAGAGTATAATTGGTTTGACTATCTAGTGAGGTCAGATTACCATCTTCAAAAGCAAGAGTTTTTGACGTTTCAGTTGTAAATCCAGCGTAGATTAAACACTTCACTCCAGTCGGAGAAATAAGATAACACCGATGTGGATGTACTTGCCCATCAGCTGAACCTACATTTAAGGTTAATTTTAAATAACCTAATCTACCATCGGTTGAAGCTGGAACAGTGGCTGATACAACTACGTTCTGTTCATGTACGAATGGGCCAGTGGTTACATTAAATGAATACGTTGCTGAAACTGTAACATTTGAACTATAGGGTGATAGAATTAAATCAGTTCTACCATAAGCATAGAGATAATCTCTATAGGCATTAAAACTGGCCCTATTAAAACCTTCAATCACATCAGATGATTGAATATAAGAGAATGTATTGGATAGTGGTAATGTAGCTGTTCCGGAATAATTAAACATCTCGTTAGAACCAAACAAATCAATATTTGAAGCGCTACCATACCGAATTTTATAATCATTCGCATTATTGACAACAAAAGATTTAATAGCCTCTGTTGGAAGCTGAAATTTAAGGATACTCAATCCATAATCACTCGGTTTATTTAAAATTGGGCTCAGACGTGTCTCTGTTTTTTCAGCAATAATATTAGTATTGCTATCGTTTAGGATTTGATAATTATAATAAATGTGATCTGACATAATTTATTATAGTAATTTTTAATTTTAAAATATTAAAAATTACAAATACAATTAATTGTATGAATAAATTTGTATAATTTATTGTCATTTAATTCAGCTTAGACATAGGCTTAATATCACTTCTACATACGAAGCAATCCTCTTCCGTACATTCTTCCAGATCCATCTACCTTAACAGCCTGAGCGATAGGCATAGTGCTGTCTCTAGGACCACCAGATAGCATGTTATTGGTTGAATTTAGGATTTGTGAGGCCCCTTGTAGGTAGGGGTTTGACTCCATACCAGGCAAATTTGCGACTTTTCCTACAAATCGGTTCACGGACCTCACGCCCTTTTTAAGCCCCCGGATGAACCGTCTCCAACCTTTCATAGACCCTGCTGACATTCCAGAACCTGTTTCAGGCTTAACTCCCGAAACGTCCAGTGCTTCGCCTTGGTCGGCTTCCATCATATCACTTACAGACAAGCCCAAACTGAGGTTAGCTGAATCGGAAGCAATTCTATACTCACCATCCAATTGACAGATTACATACAGGTCAAAGTTTCCAGTGAAGACGTTGGCCGTATTATCACTGGCAAAATCGGTAAATAGGGTATTTTTAAATCTTACATCCATCGACAAAGATACCGATCCCAGAGCTCCAACTTGAAGTCCACCGATATCTTTCGCCACATCAATCACAACCACGGACCCAATCCGACGGCTCCATTCAATCCAATTCATATCGACTCCGTTTGAGACTGACATTTGATACAATTGTTGTTGAGAAGCAGATGAAAGAATTCCTGATCTATTTCCCAGCGTAATATTCACTTGATCGACGGAACAGAAACCATCAGCTACTAAAGGGCCAAGCTCTGAATTTCGTGGCCGAATGAAGCACACTATTTTAGATGGGACTTGCCCTAGAATAATATTACTTGCGGTAAAGGTAGGATTCGCAGTACCAAGGACAGCACCAATAGGGAAATTCTTAATAACGTCTTGAGCGTAAGGAAGGCTTACAGACAAAGGAATTTGGGAAGAATCTTCCGGCTCACAATATGTAATGTGGAGCTTCGGAGGAGCCAGAACCATATTAACGCTTTGAGTACCAGTAAAAGCAGTAGGAACAGACCAGATACGATTCAGAACCGTATCAAAGGTAATATTAATGGAAAGCTCTCGAACGTTTGTAAGAGCCTCTTCTTCATTATCAGCGAAGAGAGGATGGATCAATGGTTCGGTCAATTGATAATTAAAAGCGGTAGCTGAAGAAGAGGCCAGAGTAGGGAATGAAGCTCTAGACATCTCATTATCGTTTTTGAAGAAAGCTTGTTCGGTCAAAAAAGGAGACCATGCCACGTATTGACGAGTAAATGTTGCAGCTACATTAGTGCCTCCCGTTACCGTTGTTTCAGCTTGTCTCCAAACAAATTCTGGGCATTTTAAATATGATGAGGCTGGGTC